GGCGAACAGCCATTTCGGCGGGTTGAAGGCAGGCTTGGCCAGGTTCTAATACCGGGGAGCGGGATTGGGATAAGTGGGGAGCAGCCCCATCAAGGAGGAGGCCACGACAGATAGGACGGCAATCCACGCGTGGCGCAGCGCAGCGGAGAGAGGATAGGCGGCTCTGATTTGTGAACGGTGCTTTCCCGCTAATACGTCGAAGGATGGCCGCGGGTCGAGAGGGCGCTTGGCCGCTCGCTCGCTGCGCGGCCGAGTAATCCGGGCTTGCCCACCGCTGAGCGGAAGAGGGGACCCTAGCCCCCGGGGCGGGAGATCGTCCGCTGCCGCAGCAAGGTACTCGGTATTCGTGTATTCGTTGTCGACGTACCGGGCGCGGTGGCTACCCGGGGTGAACTAAATTCTCTTGAAGCTGCGCCCACAATCGAAGGCAGGAAGCCAGCCGCTGTGCGCTCTCGGACCTCTCGGCGCGGCCCCGCGGGCGGCGGAAATCGAAGGGGCGCCTGCACATCTAAAAGCGTTGCTTAGCAGCGCCATAATTCTACCAAAGAGTTATACCACGTTCCCGCAGCGGGTTTCGGGAGAGGGTGATTGCGGCGCGAACGTGGCAATAACACCGCCACCGGGCAGTGGCGGAACAGGCATTCTGCCGCGTTCGTCAGGCGTTCCTGAAAAAGGGCCGGAAACAGCGAGAAACCTCGCGATCACCCCGCCGTGGGTCTCGTGGGCGGAGACCGATGAGCTCTGGCTGCACGGTCGCAATGTGCTGACCGTCGAGGCCTGCGCCCCGCGACATCGGCGGGTTCCTCGAGCAGATCCACGAACCGATCCGCTCTCTCATCCCCCGCCCTCGATACATTCCGTCAAACGGACATTTCAGAATGGCACGGCGTTAAAATGCCTCGCCGGGCCGCGCCGCGGCTGCGTGGCGCGCCTGGGGTGCCGCGCTTTGTTTCCTACTACCGAGTGTCGACCGCGCAACAGGGCGCCTCGGGGCTGGGCCTGGAAGCGCAGCGCGAAGCGGTTTCCCGCCATGTCGCCGGTGCCCGCGGCGTGATCGTCGCCGAGTTTACCGAGGTCGAAAGCGGCAAGCGCAACGACCGGCCGCAGATCGCCGCGGCCCTCGCCGCCTGCCGGTTGCGCCATGCCACGCTGGTCATCGCCAAGCTCGACCGGCTGGCGCGCAACGTCGCCTTTATTTCGAATTTGATGGAGTCGGGCGTCGACTTTGTCGCCTGCGACAACCCGCACGCCACACGGCTGACGATCCACATCCTGGCCGCCGTCGCCGAGCACGAGCGGGAAATGATCTCGCAGCGCACAATTGCGGCGCTCGCCGCCGCCAAGGCGCGCGGCATCAGGCTCGGCATCCCGCGTTTGCGCCCCGGCAGCCGCTCGGCCGCCCGGGTCGCTCGCCAAGCGCGCACCGAACACGCCAATTCGCACGCCGCCGACGTCATGCCCTACATCACCGCGGCCAAGCGCGCCGGCTGCGCCTCGTTGGGCGAGCTCGCGCAGGCCTTGACCGCGCGCGGCGTCTCGACCCCGTCCGGCAAGAACACCGATTGGACGCGCGGTCAGGTCGCGCGCGTCATCGCTCGCGCTGCGGCGCAACAACAGGCCGCGGCCGATTAAACCGTGCTCGAGCTGTCGCTCTTCTCGACCGGCTTGTTTGGCTATCTGCGGTTGCTGGTGTGGTTGCGCGAGCGGCCGTGGTTTGAACAGCGGGAAGAACATTGGCGCTCTACTGCACGCTCCCGCGGCTCGAAGCGGCGCTGAGCGACGGGCCGCTGGCGGCACCGTGCCCGGCCGGCCACGGTCTGGTGTTCGCGCCCGGCTGGTTTTGCGAGGATTGCGGCGATTGTTGTTTTCGCGATTTGTTGCGCGACCCCGACGACGAACCGGAGGATCATGACTGAGCCGCTAATCGTCGGCCGGGTCTCCTTTGGACCGGCGCGCGCGCCGGCGCCTATGCACCCGATGGACCGGAGGATCATGACCGAACCGCTCGACCCGGAAATCAAGCGCCTGCGCCGGCTGTCGCCCGGCGAGCTCGCCGACGAGGTCGGCGGCTTGAAGGCGCAAATCGCCGATCTCGAAGCGGCGCTGCTCAGCCGCAAGACCGAAGCGATCCGCCGCGGCATCGAAGCCGCAGACGGGCAATTATTCCATCTGACATTGACGCCGCCGACGCAGCAATTGCGGATCGACGGGGCGACCATTCGCCGGGTCATGGGCGATCAGTTTGCCGACCATTTTTCGCGCGCCTGCGACAGCGATTGGGTCATGCGCTGCTTTGCCCGCCCCCGGGGCAATTCGAGCGGTCCGGCGGCGATCCCGGCAAGGGTTATCGTCGCGGCAACCGGGACAATAACCGGGGCGACCACCGCGCGCGACAATTACTGGAACTATCACCTCACCAAGGCCGCGGAATAGGCTTTGAGCAGTCGGCACGGCCCGGGCCGCATGCTGGCCGTCATGGAAACCCGCGGCTCGATTTCGCCGGACATGCGCCGCGCCGGTCTCGATCTGCGCGCGGTGCTGCTCGGCGGCGCGCCGCCGGTATTGTTATTGCTCGGCTCGCTCGGCTGCCCGGCCGCGGCTTGTCTGGTCGCGGTCTTGGGCAACGGCACCCCGTTGCGCCAATGGGCGCAAGAGGGCGGCTGGCGCGGCGTGGCGATCGCGCAGGAAACCGCCTCGGGAATCCTGATCGGCGCTTTAGCAACTCTGGCGGATGGCAACGCACGGCTATTACTCGACCAAGCACTGGCGGGCGCTGCGGACGCAAGCGCTGAAGCGCGACCGCTGGCAATGCACGATCGCCGGCTGCAAGCGCCAGGCGACGGTGGTTGATCACATTCAGACCCGGCCGCGCCAGGACGAACCCTCGCCGGCTGACCGGCTCGACAATCTGCGCAGCCTCTGCGCCACGCATGACGCGCAGATGAAAGAACACGGCCGCCGCCGCGCGGCAGCGCGGCTGATCGGCGTCGACAACAACGGCTGGCCGCTCGCATAGGGAACCCCTTGCTTTTATGATGCTACCCTGATGGCGCTGCTCCCTCAGATCCCGGCGCGTCCGACCGACCGGCTCGAAACCTTCGACGAATACGAAAGCCGGCGCTCGGTCGTTGCGGTGCACCGCCAGTTCAGCGACGACCTAGTCGCCTGGCTCCGGCGCGCTCATCCGCGGGCGGCTATTACGACGAACTCGGGCCGGCTTCAGGACTTCGGCCTGGTGCAAGACCTGTCGATCGAATTCTGCTTCGACTTCAAAACCCGCTTGGGCCTCTGAGCTGGCCGCGCTGCGGGGTTGCTGCCTCGCCCCGCCCCGAAGGGGATGGGGGTTTCGCCGGGGCCTGCCGCGCCTGCCCGTAACCGCAATGGGCCTTTGTACATTTAGTCGCGAAATTGCGTAGGGGGGGTCGGTTTGCCCGAGTGGCGGGGCGTAAGTAACGCGACAGCATAAAATGGCCGCGATGTAGTGTTAGGTAGTAAATCGCGGGGGACAAAAACCGGCGAAAAACGACGACGTGAAACACGACGACGACGATCGGGTTGCGCGGATCCTGGCGCGGCTCGACGAAGATGATCGGGTGTGGCTCGAGGACCGCCTGGCCGAGCCGTGGCGCCGGCGGGCGCGACGCCTCGAGGAGCGCGACCGGCTGATCCGCGACTATTCGCTCGCCTACCACCCCTTGCTGAGCGGACACGCGATGGCAGCGACGATCGCGGTTACGATAGATCGCCACCGCGAGCCTTGGCGTCGGTTCGAACGGGATCTGCCGGCGCCGGCAGACCCACGCCGCGGGCTCTTGTGGCGGATTTTGCATCTGAACAACGGGCGCAGCCTGTCCGCCGAGCGGGTGCGGTTCGTGCTCGCCGGTGTCGTCATCGCCGCTGGTTCGCGGAAATCGGGCAAAAAACCCACGGAAGCCGCTAGATCGGTGCGTTTGGGGTCGAAATCGGGAACCGAACGGGATGTTAGCGGTGGTGAGAAAGTTGATCGCGGGCAAGGATGATGCAGCCGCACTCGAGCAGCGGCTCGCCGCGCTGCGTGCCGAGGGTCGCGATGCCTCGCTCGCAATCGACGCGCTGAAGATCGAACGGGCGTCGGCGGCGTCATACGATGAGGCACGCGAGCTCGACGATCGCATTGCGCGGCAAATCTGGGTCACCGAGCATGCGGCGGCAGAAATCCCGCAGCTCGAGCTACAGCTCGCCGCGGTCAAGGAGGTCCAGCGGGCCGCCGCGCTGGCAAAGCACATCCGCGCGCTGATCGAGGTCTATCCCCGGCTCAAGCGGGCGATCTTTGCCGCGGTTGAAGCGCAACACGAAGCGATCGCCGTGCGCGAGGCCGCGGTCAAGGAATTGGGAGAACATCAGGTCGCCCGCAATTTGCCGCACCTGGCCTATTCGGGTCTCCTGTTGCGCGACCTGGTGGCGATCTGGCAGGCCGAAAACGACCGGGTCTTTGCCGACCTGGCGCGCAAGCCAAAGCCGGCCGCAATACCGGCGCCGGTGCGTGCCGCATTGCCGGCGCCGGCGAAGCCAAAGGCAAGGGCGGTGGTTGCTGAACCCGCACCCAGGCCCGCGCGTGTGCCGCGGCATGATGCTTTCCCGGTCGACGGTCAGGGTCAGCTCGTCGTCTTTCTGCGCGGCGGCTGCGAATTGCCGGACGGCTCAACGGCCGGGATCGGTGACGAGGTCACGTTGCCGGCCGAGCAGGCGCGCCAGCTCGTATTGCGCGGCGCTGCAGACTACTCGACGAGAATCGCCGCGAAGGACGAAGGCTAAGGAGCCGGCCAATGCGCCAAACATTTCCGGGCTCGGTCCGATCGGTCGGCGAGCGCGAATTCAAATTCACTGCCGTCACCGCCAGGCTCGGGCGTGACGGGCATATATTGGAACCGAGCGGGGTCGACCTGTCGGAGTACAAAAGGGTACCCGTGGTCTTGTGGCAACACACCGCCTCCAGCCCGGTCGCTCGCGCTACTTCGATCGCGCTGGTCGATGGCGAGGTGCGCGGCACTGCCGAATTTGCCCCGGCCGGCACCAGTGCGGCGGTCGACGAGGCTTTCGGCTGCGTCAAAAGCGGGGTGATCGGCGCGGTCAGTGTCGGATTCGATATCGTCGACGCCGAGCCGCTCGATCCGAAAAAAGGGACCCGCGGCGGGCTGCACATCAAGCGCAGCACCTTGCTCGAAATTTCACTGGTTTCAATTCCTGCGGATGTCGGCGCGCTGATCACCCAGCGGGCTTACCGGAGCAATAGAATGCAAAAACATTTGGCGCGGATCGAGGAGCTCGTCGACACCGCCGCGCGCGTGCATCACGACCTTGGACGCGCCATCGACCGCGGCGACGAGGTGGCTGTCGACCGGCACCATATCCGGCTCGGCCGCTGCCTGCGTGATTGCCAGCGAACCTTCAAAGCGATTCACGAGCAAGGCATGCTCGACGACATCCAGAACAACCAGTCGCTGCAGACGTCAGGCGGAATGGGCAAAGGCACGTCGGACGGCCGCTCTGCCGATTATTGGCGCCGCCAGGGCGATGTGATCCGGCTGTTCCCGTCCGCCAGCCAGCGTGCGGCCGAAGCCGCGGCACTGCTGCCCCGGGCGCCCGCATGGGATGGCGGCTCGGTGGTGAGCTGGTGCCACGACATGACGCAATATCTGCAAGCCGACGCGCTGGCGCGCAGCCGCACCCTCGTCACGCATGGCCTTTATAGTCGCGCCGAACGGCAGGCCGAATTGCGGCGCCTGGCGCCAGCCCAATAATTCAAAAGGTGGCCAGCCGAACCCCCGGCGGCGGATAGGCTCCGCGGAACCGGCCGGCCATCTCGAAGCGGGGCGTAGCGGGCATCAGCCATCCCATCGCGGCGCCCCGCTTCACATATTTTTACCATTGAGCAAAAAGACGAGACGCATTTTGGCCGACCAACTATTTTACGGGACCGAGATCGTCGACACCTTGACCAAGGTGCGCGATCAGAACTTGGCACAAGACGGCTCGAAGACCACCCGCTCGGCGGTTGCCGAAAGTGATACTGCGGGCCTTTGCAATGCCGCTCGCCGGCGGCCGGCTGCGACAAGCAATTAACCCGAAATCAACCGTTCAAGCCGTACCGTCCCCGACTTATGACTACTTTCCTTAATCGCCTATTTTGGCGGGCACTCGATCCCCTGGCCTGCGCCGTGACACTGGCGCGGCTACGGCTCGTCGACCTCCTCTACGGAGTCGAACCGCCGACACCGGCGGATGAAAAGCGTGACGCCGAGCGGGCGCGGCTGCCGTGTGCTCGTAGACGGCCCGGCGCCGTGACGCCTATCTAATCCGCGAGCACGACGTGCGGCTGCTGCGCCAGGTACTCGCCGGAGCGCGCTACTGGATCGAGAAATTAACCGTGGGCTGGGCTACGAACTAATCATTCGGCGAGGCGCGGCCACGGTGCGATCCATGACGGGGTCGCCGCCGGCGCCGGTCGATCACTGTTGCGTCTTACCCTACCGCCGCTCGGTCCCGGTCACCACCATGTCGACCTTGCGGCTGCCACACCGCGAGCAGACAAGCCGCTCGCGCCAATCCGGGACGGTCGTCTCGGCACCGTAGCGCTCGGCCATTTCGACCGGGTCGGGCTCGACCTGGTGGCGGCAATCCCCACACCACACGATCAACCGCACGCGGGAGGCGGCGGCATGGCGCTGTCCTCCCGAGAGCCGATCTCGCCGGTGCGCAGCTTCAGGGCGCGAGGCTCGACCGTGTGCAGCTCCAGGGCGCGTCGCTCTTCAATGCGCAGCTTCAGGGCGCGGAGCTCAAGTTTGCACAGCTTCAGGGCGCGTTGTCGCGCGGCACGGTGCAGACTCAGGACGCGTCGTCGGTAGGCATGTGCAGACTCAGGACGCGTCGTCGGTAGGCATGGTGCAGCTTCAGGGCGCGTCGCTCGCCCAGGCAAATCTTCAGGGCGCGTCGCTCTTCAATGCGCAGCTTCAGGGCGCGTTTCTCAACAACGCAAATCTTCAGGGCGCGTCTCTCAACGAGGCAAAGTTTCAGGGCGCGTCGCTCATTTTTGCGGAGCTTCAGGGCGCGTCTCTCCACGGAGCGCAGCTTCAGGGCGCATCGCTGTTTGGTGCGCAGCTTCAGGGCGCCAACCTCACCGAAGCATTCCTATGGCGAGCGGAGCTGGAAAACTCTGTCCTTGAAAACATCTTCGATAGGGGCGGGGAAATTAATTGGAGCCCGATGGCGCGCATTTTCCCATTTCCGAGGATCGACGCCAGGCCTTGGACCGACGCGACTTATGCCGAGTTGCGCCAATCTATCGAGCGGGAGGTTCCGGAAGGGAGCCGGCGCACCGCCGCTGTCGGCAGAGTCGCGATCCTCGATTGCAAGAGGAAAGGCGACGACGCTCTCGCTTCTTGTGATTCCTCGGAGGCCCCACCCGAGGCCGTTACGCAGTGGAAGAAAAAGATTGAAGACGCAAGCATCGATTATACCACCTACGCCAAAGCCCTCACGGTGATCGTCGGCGACCTCGTCTGCTCTTACAATGACGACCGAATCTATGTGCTGCGAGGGTTGATGCACTCCGATCCGGATCGCGACGGGATCGCGATAGGCAGCGAAATGCCAGCGCTGGCGAAGCGCATCACAAGGGCCGAATGCCCCGTCTCAACGGCGCTTTCGGACGCCGAGAAGCGCTTCTTCGCTGCAGCCTTACACAAGCCGACGACGTCGCCCTAATCATATGGCCGGACGAAACCGCCGGGCGATGAACGGATCGAGCACGCCGATTTTTCGCGCACCGAAATGCGTGACTCGTGGTGGCCAATCCTGAGATGAAATCTGCCCGAAAATCCCGCGTTTGTTCCCGCGCAATTCCTTGAGCCGGGGCGTAGCTCAGCCTGGTAAAGCGCCTGCTTTGGGAGCAGGACCTCGGAAAATGGCCTGTTGCTGGGCTGCTCAACAAGCCACGGGAACCGTCGCGCGGTAGTGGCGGCTTCCCTCTCCCGCTACCACCTTTACGGAACTGCGATACGGCTCCCTCCCGGCGTCAAGGAACCTGCAATAGTCGCCGAGGGATCCCGCGGCAGGCGCTCGAGGATCTAGACCACATGTCCGCCTGAGTACGGGGTGACCCGTCTCACAGTATGCAGGTAACGAGGGTTGCGCCGGGTTGGCCGGTGCCGAGCCTCATGCAT